AAGCCAGCCGTACTTAGTTTGTTTCTCTGAGTGAGCGTATGCTTTGATCTGTCCAATATATCCGAATGGATCGTCTTGTGCAAGAGTACCATCCTTAAACTTCTTATAGCCGTATGAGCTGGTAGACTTAACGTCTGTTACTACGCCATCAATCTTACAGTCCATACTGCCCCTGATATCCGCTACATGGCAGGTCTTCTGTTCACACGTTACTTCATGTCCTGAAGCTTTTGTAAGAAACAGGAGTAGCTCTTCGATGACGTGTCCGTATAAGAATTTAATGTAGGTGTGGGGTTCAAGCTCTTCACCTGCTGTATCGTTGTAGGAATTCCAGAGGTACTTGTCTGTTCTTCCAATGGCCGATAGGCGTAGCTTTCTGCTGTCCCTGCCCTTAAGTACCCCAAACTCTGTACGCATAAGCCCTTTAATGTTCTCACCAAAGTTCTCAATCGCGTCATCAAGGTCAATATGCTCTCCTACTTCTTTAGTTGATACTAATTTATAGATGTCTTCTACTAGTGTGTCGATGCCCATGACTTTCCTGCCTTATATTCACCATCCAGTGGACAGTTTAAGTTGAAGTAAGTTCCAGCCGCTTGTATACAAGATACAGCTAATCTACCAAATACATCCTCTTTTCCAATCTCTACTTCTGTCTGTATCTCATCGTGGATGTTACCTACAAACCTATACCTTATACCCCATAGTTTAGCATAATGATCTAGCAATGTCAATGCCTTCTTCATCACTACGGCACCCGCTGACTGTAGCAAGGTATTCAGGGCTGCGTGGCTAGATCGGATCATCAATCTTCTACCATCCAGACCTTCTATGTTACCCTTAATAGCCTGTTTCTCTACGTCAGCCCTCAACACAGCCAATGCTGGAGTATTCTCAAGGAACTTAGCCTTAAGCTCCGCACCTTCTGCCCTACCACCGCCTACAATAGAGCCTATCTTCTCATCGCCTGCACCGTACAAGTAAGCATAGATGAATGTCTTAGCCTGTGATCTATCGGTAAGACCAGCAGCAATCATATTGGCTGTGTGTATGTCACCATCAAGGATCTCAGAGGTGTACTTCTCATCGTCCATATAGTGAGCTAACATCCTAAGCTCTAATCCGCTTGCGTCCATACCGACCAGTGAGTAACCTTCAGCAGCTATCCAGCAGCTACGGCTCTCAACACCATAGGGTGAGTGACTACTGGGAACCTGCGCTACATTAGGCTTACTGTGTGTCATCCTACCAGTTACTGCACCATTGCTGTTGACGTAACCGTGAACCCTGCCTGTGTCTGAATCTACTGCTTCGATCCAGCTACTGACCAATGCTATTCTCTTCTGTACAGTCAAGTACTCAGAGATTAACTGAGCCTGTGGTATGTCCTCAACACCGGCAAGTATAGTCTCGTCAACCTTGATGTACTTGCCTAATTTCTTGTCAAGCTCAAAGTCTGCTAGTTCAACGTCACGAGTTTTTTGGTTTTCTTCTATCAGTTCTAAGCATTTAATACCTGCGTCAGTCAATGCCGTAGGCTCCCACCCAAAGTGTTGTAACCACCTACCTATCTGCTGTCTTGAACCTAAGTTAAAGATTGGATAGTCCACCCGACTAAACCGGCCACCAACATCAACCCAACTATCTCCGAGAAACTTAAGACCAACGACACTGAACGTACCATCCTTCTTAACCTTTGGTGTGACCTCAGATATGAAAGTTGGCAGTGGTAGAAACACTGCATGTACTTCTGCTTCAAGTTCATATACTCTCTCCTTTAAGGTAGCAACTAAGTCATAAGCATATCGCTCATCTAGCTGCCAACCGTTGTTTATTTGATCAACAATGATTGACTGTACCTGATGCTCTAGGTCAACACAGTCACCCTTGAAGTGAGCTAACTCAATCTTAAGTTTACTGAATAGCTTCTCATTGACAGCTACATCCTGCTTACAGTAAGACACCATCTCATCGTTTAGGTGTGACCAATCATTGTAGTCACCTTTTGGAAAGCCTAACTCTACACCCCATGACTTCAAACTATGTCCACCTTCCCGTGATGGGTTAGCCAGCCTCGATAGTACCAGCGTATCCAGCTTAGGGAAGACGGATAAGTCTGCACCCCACAGCCTCTCTAGAACAGGGAAGTCATAAGCTAACCCGTTGTGTGCGACAAGTGTCGTTTCAGTATCCAGATCACGGATAAAAGCGTTAAAAGAAATAGCATCGTAATACACTTCTCCATTACTCGCCGCACAACACCAGATGACTGTAGGTTTGAGTCCATCAGTCTCTATGTCCAGTACCAATATCTTCTGTGGTAAGTTCATTCATATTCCTCAGTTCGTCGATAGGAAGGTTATAGCAATCCTTCGACACTTTCCATCCATTTGAAGGGTCAATTGTACCCTTCTCCATAAAGTTTGCAACTTCAAAATACTCTTTAGCTGGCATGTAACCCAACAACCACCCAACACTGAAATCATTCTTAACTCTAGTGAATACGTAGATGTCACAGTCCTGCTTCTTCCCGCTACTCACTGAACAATCGTAGTGCATCTTAGGCTTAACGCTGGTGCGTTTAGTCTTAACGTCTATTCGTACTTCACCACCCATAACCATGTCGTACTCGTAGGTGTTCTCCCAACTAACTATACCACCATTGTCTAGAAGGTATTGATGCACTAACCCTTCACCGATAAACCCAGCTAAGTTTCCTTCACCGCCAGTTATGGATTTGTGGAGTATACCCATCTCTACTGACTTAGCGTGTGCTGTAGTCATGATTGGCGTGGTCACCGGCATCTCTATTACGTCTGATTCAGAAATCATTGTCTACTACCTCTACTGGTTTAGGAACTTCTTTCATACGTCCTGTAAATTTATCGTAGAAGAGGTAACACGCTGGCCCTGTCAAGCCAGTGTATCTGTTCTTCAGTACCCTCACTACTGTTGTGTTCCTGATCTCTTCATCCTCACACTGTTGATCACGCTCAAGACCGATCACGATGTCTGAGAGTTGAGCTATCGACTGACTACCTCGTAGTTCAGACAGGCTGACTCTTCCTCCCTCTTCGTGTGACTGACCGCTAGATCGTTTAAGGTGTGATACAAGGAATAACCCTATACCTAACTCCTGAACTAAAGTCCGTAGGTTGGTCATGATTGAGTCTATCGCCTTTCTCTCGTCACCGTTATCCTGTGCGGAGACAACGATTGATAGGTGATCCAACACAATCCATTTGCAATCCATAGCTTTAGCCATATACCTAACCTTAGCCATAAGGTTTTCCTCACCAGTAGAACCCCAATGATCCAGCAAGTAGAACCGATTGCTGCCCATTATGGCTTCCCAATAGACTTTGAGGTCGTCTGTGTTCATGTCTTCCTCGTAGTGAAGTGGAGCATCAGCCTCAATAGACATCAAACCCATTACAGACCTATCTACTGACTCCTCCAGTGCAAGTATACCTATGTTGTCGGTGGTTGCTTTGAATAGATAGTATTCCAACTCCTTAATCAACTGTGATTTACCCATACCAGAGCCACTGGTAACTGTAACTAACTCATAGGGGCGCATACCTCTAGTTAGATCATTCAAGCCAGCCCACGGATACGGTGTAGACTTAGTCTTGCGAGCATTGACGATCATGTCCCATGTGTCAACCCCAGCTACGATGCCATCAGGTCTGTAGACCTTAGCATCCCACCATGCTGCGGTGAACTCTCTAACCTTGTTCTCCTTCAGCATATCCCCTGCATCCTTTAGGGGTAGATTAACTATCTTGAGTTTATTGGGGGAGAACAGATCACGAACAGCCTCGACTGCTTCCTTACCTGCCTTGTCGTTATCGAAGCACAACACTACTGACTCGTAACCTTCAAGGAACTCTAGCTGCTCCTTTACTTCTTTAGCGGCAGATGAAGCACCATTTCGGAGACTAACGACATCCCACTTACAGGTGAACATCTCAGCCACAGCCAGACAGTCCAGCTCGCCTTCAGTGATAGTGATGAATCTACCACTACCTCTACAAGTATCCTGACCGAATAGGGTCAAGCCTTGTGTGGTGCCTGTAGCGTAGAACTCCTTGTCCTTCACTATGCGTACCTTGCTGCCACGAACTATCCCGTCCTTGTCTTTGAATGGATAGTGGTGCTTAGTTATGGCTCCTGCTTCTCTCTCAACAGTAACGCCATACTTCCTACAGGTGTCAGCAGAAATACGCCTGTCT